CGGCTCTAATAATACTCTAATAGGTTACCTTTCACAATCAAGCTCTGCTACTGTTTCTAATGAAATTACTTTAGGTAACGCTAGTGTAACAGCTTTAAGAATTCCAGGACTACAATCAGGTGCTTCTGATGGAGATGTTTTGACATTTAGTTCAGGTACAGGTAAAATAACATTAGCTGCCGCAGGTGGGGGTGGTGCATCTAGTTTAAATGGTTTGAGTGATTGTTCAGTAACTGCTGAATTTTCTCAATTTATAGGTAACGTTCCTTCTGGTGTAACTTCTGGTAACGCTTTCTACAACACTTCTTTAGGGCATAATGCGCTTGAATCTTTAACTGGTGGAGCTTATAATACTGTTATAGGTTTTGAAGCTGGAGATGCTATTACAACTAACAACAGAAACACTGTTTTTGGCGCACAAGCACTTAGTTCTTCAAATCCAGCGAATGTAACTGCTATTGGTTATTTTTCTGGCAATGCTGCATCTGGTAGTAACGCTGTTTATGTTGGCTATCAAGCTGGTAGAAATAATACAAGTTCTGGTCATATTTCAATAGGCTATCAAGCTGGTTCTTCAAATACTTCTGGTTTAGAAAACACGAATTTAGGTTACCTTGCTGGGTCTACTAATACAACTGGGGGAAGTAGAACTTGTGTTGGCTGGCAAGCTGGTCAAAATTCAACTGGAACATGGGGAACTTTTATAGGATCAAATTCTGGTCGTTTAGTTACTGGAGCTGGAAATACGGCGGTTGGTAGAAACTCTTTATTAAATAATACATCTGGCGGTAGTAATGTTGCTGTAGGACACGAAGCTGGAAATACTACATCTACTGGGGGTAGTAATACTTTTATAGGTACTGCTGCTGGTAGACAGAATTCAAGTGGAAGCAGTAATGTAGCGTTAGGTTATGAAGCGTTAAGAGCTAACTTAGTGAGCAATAACACAGGTTTAGGATATCAAGCTGGTTACTCAAATACTTCTGCAACAAGAAATACTAATTTAGGCTATAAAGCTGGATATGGTTCGACAACTGGTGGCTCTAATACAAATATTGGTTATGAATCTGGTTTGAATGTTACAGGAACCCAAAATACATTTATTGGAGATGAGTCTGGTAGAGGGGTGTCTGGGTCTTCTAGTGCATTTGGTAATATCGGAATTGGTTTCCAAGCATTAAGGTCAATAACAACAGGAGGTCAAAATGTAGCAATTGGGGTTGGGATGGGTAGTCCAACTGCTGGTAATTACAATACATTAGTAGGTACGCAGTCAAGCGTAGGTAATACTTTTTCAAGTAACATAACTTCTATTGGTTACCAAGCTGCTGGTAATGGAAGCAGCAATGTAATAACATTAGGAAACTCAAGTATTACTACTTTACGCTGTGCAGTTACTTCAATAACTTCACTTTCAGACGAAAGAGACAAGTCAGAAATAAAAGATATTACTTATGGCCTTGATTTTATTGATGCTTTACAACCAAGAGAGTTTGTATGGGATAATAGAGCAGAAACTGATATAGATGGTAATGAGTATTATTCAAGCAACAAAGGGAAAAAAGATTTTGGATTTATAGCTCAAGAGGTTAAGGAGATAGACAACGATACTTTAAGATTGGTAAACGACACTAATCTTGATAAACTAGAGTTAAGCTATGGGAAACTAGTACCAGTATTAGTACAAGCAATAAAAGAATTAAAAGCAGAAATAGAATTATTAAAACAATAAATAAATAAAAATGTACAAAAACGTAATTACATCAGAAAACACACTAGATAGCCACAAAGAGGTTATTACAAGTCAAGTAGATGGTCAGCTAGCAGAAGCTGCAGACTCTGAAACTACAGAAGAAAAGCTGCAATGTTTAAAAGATCACTTTAATTGGCTGCTGGCAAACGACTTTTATAAAGACGAGTGTAGCGCTGAGCAAGTAACTGGCATGGAATCATATTTACCGGCTGATTATGCAGACGCATACGAAGATCTACCTGAATAGTAGATTTGCTAAAACAGGCGTAACTATATTAATATAAAACAATTAATTCAAATCAAATTAAAAATTATGAGCAAAGAATCAAAAATTACAGACGAGCAGTTAGAGACAATTGTTAAATCTCAAACAAAGCTACAAGACTTATTAGTTCAAGTTGGAGTTTTAGAATCTCAAAAAAAACAAATAGTAGATTTAGCTATAGCTGAAGGTGAAACAGTAGAAAGCTTTAAAAAAGAGCTTGAAAAAGAGTATGGTAAAATAAATATCAACTTAAAGGATGGCACTTATGAAGTTATAGAAGAAGAAGCTGATTTGAAAGTAGCTGAGTAATGTCTTCTATTGTAAGAAAAATTAGTATAGGTTCTGATTATAAAAACGATGCTATGCATTACTCTGTAGGTCAACAAGTTTATGGTGGTCATGAAATATCCCACATACTTTTAGATGAGTCAGATAATTCTTACAATATTCATATTAAAAAAAACAACGAGGTAATGCCATGGAAGAAATTTAATTCTCTCATGGCCATCTCTGTTGAATATGATTTAGAATATTGAAAAGCATATACGATTTTATTATAGAGCCCTTAGGCGAAAAATACAGTAATAAAGTTAAGGTTGGAAACAAGGAGTTGATTGTAAATACAAAAATTGAAGATTTTAAATTTGTAAATAGATTAGCTAAAGTAATACAAACGCCCAAAGCATTTAATACGGGTATTGAAATAGGTGATACAATTGTTATTCACCAAAACGTGTTTAGAATATTCTATGACATGAAAGGAAAAAAAAAGAAAAGTAGATCTTGGTTTAAAGATAATTTACATTTTTGTTCTATAGATCAAGTTTACTTATATAAAAATAAAACTGGTTGGCATTCATTTGGTGATCGCTGTTTTATTACTCCTATAAAAGACAATCAGTCTTTAACGCTAGATAAAGAACAGAGTCTTGTTGGTATATTAAAATACGGCAATAACTCCTTAAAAGCACTCAATATTAACCCAGGTGACTTAGTAGGCTATACGCCTAACGGTGAATGGGAATTTTTAATTGATAGCAAGCGTTTATATTGTATGAAATCTAATGATATTGTAATTAAATATGAATACCAAGGAAACGAAGTTGAATATAATCCAAGCTGGGCAAATAGCGGTTGAGGAATTAATAAAGGTAGCTAAAGAACCTATAGTAGATTCAGGAGATGATATTACAGCTGATAGACTTAAAAATGCAGCAGCTACAAAAAAGCTAGCAATTTTTGATTGTTTTGAAATACTAAATAGATTAGAAGCAGAAGAAAATTTATTAAATGAAAATCCTAAAGAAATAAAAGAAGAAAAATCTTTTAAAGGTTTTGCTGAAGGGAGATCTAAAAATGTATAATCAAACATTATACAAAGTTTTAAAAGATCATATAAAACCTAAAGTTCTTAACAGAATGAATAGGTATAAAAAATGGGAGTATGGTTATAACAACGAACATGACATTATTGTTATAAGCAAAACAGGTGAAATAGGTGATATATATGAAATACAAGATATTAAAATAGCGTTACCTAAAGAAAATAATATAACCAAGTTTAAAGATAATAAATGGTGTTACACATCATATCCTAAAGAACTTAGCAAGATTAAGTCCGTATTTGACTGGGAAGAATATCCTTTAGATTTTAAAGAAAAATGGTATGATTACATTGATAACGAATTTAATAAAAGAGAACAAGGTTTTTGGTTCTATAATAAAAATGTGGCTACTTACATTACTGGTACTCACTATATGTACTTGCAGTGGAGTAAGATTGACGTCGGGCAACCGGACTTTCGGGAATCAAACAGATTATTTTACATATTTTGGGAGGCCTGCAGAGCTGACTATAGATCCTACGGAATGTGCTATCTTAAGAATAGAAGATCCGGATTTTCGTTTATGGCAAGTGGGGAGACCGTTAACCAGGCAACAATATCTACAGATGCTAGATTTGGTATACTATCAAAATCTGGACCCGATGCAAAGAAAATGTTTACTGACAAAGTTGTCCCAATATCGGTTAATTACCCCTTCTTTTTTAAACCCATACAGGACGGGATGGACAGGCCCAAGACGGAGCTTGCTTACAGAGTCCCAGCCTCCAAGTTTACCAGAAGAAAACTTGACGCCAATACGAAAATACAAGAAATTACCGGTCTTGACACAACCATCGATTGGAAAAACACGGGGGACAACTCCTATGACGGGGAGAAGCTTAAACTCCTTGTCCACGATGAATCGGGGAAATGGGAAAGGCCGACCAACATCCTCAACAACTGGAGGGTTACGAAAACAACCCTAAGACTAGGTAGTAGAGTAATTGGTAAGTGTATGATGGGCTCAACGTCAAATGCTTTAGATAAAGGAGGAGCAAATTTTAAAAAACTTTATGATGATTCAGACGTTAAACAAAGAAACGCCAATGGACAGACTCGTTCAGGACTCTATTCTTTGTTCATACCTATGGAATGGAATTACGAAGGATACATCGATTCTTATGGCTTTCCTGTATTCAACACACCCAAAAAAGAAGTTAGCGATCCCCATGGAACAAAAATAATTCAAGGTGTAATAGATTATTGGGATAATGAAGTTGAAGGATTAAAATCCGATCAAGATAGTTTAAATGAATTTTATAGACAGTTTCCTCGTACAACTAAGCATGCGTTTAGAGACGAATCAAAGCAGTCTTTATTTAATTTAACTAAAATATACGAGCAAGTTGATTTCAATGAAGATCTTAAGAATTCAATAAATGTAACAAAAGGAAGTTTTCAATGGGAAAATGGACAAAAAGATACTAAAGTAATATTTGTTCCAAATAATGACGGCAGATTTTTAATTACCTGGGTTCCACCCGAAAACTTGCAAAATAAAAAATATATAAAAAATGGTACTAATCATCCTGGCAATGAGCATTGCGGAGCATTTGGTTGTGATCCTTATGATATATCAGGCACTACGGACGGGAGAGGATCTAAAGGGTCTCTTCATGGTTTAACTAAATTTAGTATGGAAGACGTGCCTCCAAATCATTTCTTTTTAGAATATATAGCGCGACCACAAACTGCGGAAATATTTTTTGAAGATGTACTGATGGCTTGCATTTTTTATGGCATGCCAATATTAGCTGAAAACAATAAACCAAGGTTACTGTATCATTTTAAAAGAAGAGGCTATAGAGGGTATTCAATTAATAGACCTGATAAAAAGTATAATAAGCTTTCCGTTACAGAAAGAGAATTAGGTGGAATACCAAATTCAAGTGAAGACATAAAACAAGCGCACGCCGCTGCTATAGAAACTTACATAAATGATTTTGTAGGTTTAAAAGAAACAGGTTATGGAGATGTTTATTTTCAAAGAACTCTTGAAGACTGGGCAAAATTTGATATAAATAATAGAACAAAACATGATGCATCTATCAGTTCAGGATTAGCTTTAATGGCTTGTAATAAACATCGGTACACACCGGGGCCTAAAATAGAAAAGCTTCAATCTATAAATTTAGGTATTAAAAAATACGATAATAAAGGTGCAACATCAAAAATAATAAGTTAAATGGGTATATATACTAACACCAATAGTGCTTTTCCAAGTCAAGTAGTAAGTGATGCAGAAAAAGCAAGTCTAGAGTACGGGACACAAGTTGGACAGGCTATTGAATATGAATGGTTTGGTCAAGGGCGTACTAATGGTAATAGATATTTAACTAGTTGGAATCAATTTCACCAATTAAGATTATATGCTCGAGGCGAGCAATCCATTCAAAAATACAAAGATGAGTTGTCTATTAATGGTGATTTATCTTATTTAAATTTAGATTGGAAGCCAGTTCCTATATTATCTAAGTTTGTAGACATTGTAGTAAATGGCATATCAGGTAAGTCTTACGACATTAAAGCGTATGCGCAAGATCCTCAATCAATAAAGAAAAGAACAGACTATGCTTCTATGCTTTATGAAGATATGGTGGCTAAAGAATATTTAGATAGTTTACAACAAACATTAGGCATTAATTTATACCAAACACCCAATGTAGATACTGTACCTGAATCTAAGGAAGAGCTAGAATTGCATATGCAATTAAGTTATAAGCAATCAATTGAAATAGCCGAGGAAGAGGCTATAGCATCGGTGCTTGCTCAAAACAAATATGATCTTACAAGAAAAAGATTAAACATGGATTTAACTGTATTAGGAATTGCTGTTGCTAAAACAGGATTTAATACAGCCGAAGGTATTACAGTAGATTATGTAGACCCTGCTTATGTGGTTTACTCTTATACTGAAGACCCAAATTTTGATGACGTGTATTATGTAGGTGAAGTAAAATCTATAACGATACCTGAACTTAAAAAAGAATTTCCAAACATTGGTGAAAAAGAACTTAAAAGAATCCAAGAAATGCCTGGCAATAGTCAGTATATAACGGGCTGGGGTAATTACGATGAAAATACTGTTCAAGTTTTATACTTTGATTACAAGACATATCACAATCAAGTATTTAAAATAAAAGAAACTCCACAGGGTTTAATGAAAGCTTTAGAAAAGCCTGATTCATTTAATCCGCCAGAAAATGATAACTTTGAAAGAGT